AAAATCAGGAAATAATTTTTGATCATTAAGAATAAAATTATCTGTATAATCTATTCCATAAGGTTTAATTCCTCCTCCAAGCAAACTATCAAATTTAACTATATCACCAACCTCAATAGGCAAACCAACTGATAATGGTAATTTTACTGTCATAATTAAATGCTGATTTTTATGGTAATCTAATAACCATTGACAAAATTTATCAGCAGTTAAATCATCTCTTATGTATTTACCTCTATCATCATCAACTACCAATGTAGATATAGAATGATCAGATTCTAAACCATAATAGTCAAAGTAATCTGCATTATCTTCTTGTTTTGTTACAGATTTACTAAATTCATTTCTAGCATAGTCAATTTTATATTTTAATTCTATTTTTGTTTTTACATCTTCTATTTTAGTTCTTTTATATGTAAAATCTATAATTTTAGATTCTTGTATTATATGATCAGAACTTGGATTGCTAGATGGAATTACATCAAATTTAAAACTACCTTGATTATTAAAATGTGGTATAAAAGGTGATGCTGATGCCAATCCTTCTATAAGTTTTTTAGAATTAATTTTCTCATGCACAGTAAAAGCATACTGCATATCTGTATAAAAATCACCTGAACCTAAAATACTAGCATTATCAACACCTAATTCATTTTCTAATATATCTTCTATTGCACTAGGTGCAGTTGGTGAATTTTCTGCTCCTAATGATAGTCTACCTGCAACGCTTCCATAATATTTTTTACTAAAAAAATTATCAACTAAATATTCACAATATCTTGTAATTTTAATTATATCTAATTTTCCTGTAAAACTATTGCCTGAAGGAGTTTGCATACTTACAATAACAGAATTATATTTATTTTCATCTGTTTGATAGCTTCTATTTACTGTGATTGATTCAGTCTCATTAAAATTAGGTGTTTGGTTGCCTGTGTTTGTATAATTTTTTATAACAAATCCACCATCAACAGGATCAGTTAGTAAAAAAGAATCTTTATCAGGATATCCATGTATTTGTGCTGTGTGTCCATTATTAATACCAATTAAATTTATATTATAATTAAAATGAAATCTTGTAAAAACTGCATTAGTTGAATCATCATATGTTTCATTTCCCAAAACAGGACTTATTGGTTCAAATATATTTTTTATTCTATACATAAAAAAATTTGGATAACTATCATAATCTGTTCCTGTTGCACCTGAAACTATATTTAATTCTTCTCCTATTTCATTAGCAAGGTAAACATTCCATTTTCTAAAGCTATCATCATAAATTCTTGTATAAGCACCTTGATATAATTTATAATTTTCTGAACTATCTTCATGATTTACTAAACATTTATCTTCTTCTAATGGATTAAAAATTAAATCTACATTTCCTTCATCTAAATCTCCTGTAGCAATATTATTGGTAATTAAAATTGTTTTATCAGAATTAACTAATTGATATTGTTCTGTTTGCTTATATTTATATTCATTACTTGTTAATAATGATGATGTCTTATGAACCCTAACAAAAGTATTATGAACGTGCAATTTTAATGGACTAGGATTAGTTAGTTCAAATTTGCTATCAGAAGTATCAATGTCAGAAAATATTGTTAATTTTTTATCTAAATTTAATTTTGCAACGCAAGGACTACTATCAACATAACCATAAACCATTGGAATAGGTTTATTTTTATATTTATCAGGTATATCTTCACCTGTTCCTAAATAATTTTCAGGCAAAGGCAAATCCTTATGTAAATATGCCTGTGATCTATCTTCTAATTCTATTTTTACTTTTTCATCTGTATGAGTATATCTTCTAACTGTTCCATTATATATTTGAAATGCAGATGCTTGATCAGTAGCATCAGTAGGATCATATGAATCTTCATCAAAAAATCTTAAACTAGATACTGAAGGAGATACCCAAAATATTCTAACCTCTATATTCATTAAAGAACCAAATTTTTCTGATATTTCATCTGATAGTCTTGTTCCTTGATATTCTGAATTACTGCAATCTAAAGTAACTGAATTTATCTTGTATTTTCTTGTTTCTAAATCTATTGATTCTTTTAATGAAGGTATATTTAATAATAATGGTTTAGTGTCAATATTAGCTATTAATCCTCCATTAATAGACAGATTTATAAACTTTTCAGAATCTGAAATAATAATTAATGGAACAATATTAGTATGATTGCTTTGTATATCATTATTAAAATTTGTAGGTATAGCTAATGCCATTTATGATACTCCAAAATCATTACCTTTTCTGATAGCTTCTTTTATTTGCTCTGCTAATTCACCTTCTACATAATCTTGGCTCATAACATTGCCTGATACATTTACTGTTATGCCGCCACCTGCACCACCTTGATTCATGCGATTAAGATTTTCAATTCCAATAGATTCTACTGCACTTCTCTGCATGACAAACTCACCACCTTGTGCAAGTATAGGAACATTGTCTCCACCTCTAACTGATCCACCTGTTGCAAATCTTTGAACCCTGCCATCATCTTTAATAAGTCCACCTTTGTGTGCAACTGCTCCTGTTAATGCAAACTTTCCAATTCCTGCCATACTAAATCCAAACATTGGTGCAAACAATGCAAATAACGCAGCACGAGCAGCCATTTGTGCAGCCATAGATGTTAAAGCCTTACGAAATGCAACGCTCGTAGCAGATATTGCATCTTCAAAGCTATTTGCATTTACAATAGCATCACCCATAGAAGATGAAAATTGATTCATTGTTTCTAATGCTAAATCTGCACTAGAGGTAATTTTATCAAAAGACATTTTAGGCGTACTTCCTACTTTTTCTGCCATACTTAAATAATCTGTTTCAAAATTGTGAATTACAGGCAGTAAATGTTCAAACTTTCTTATAATATCGTCAAGCTCACCTCCACCAAAATCAGGATCAAAAGTTTGTGGATCAAACGGAGATTTAAATTTTTTCATTGATTCTAATACTGCATCAACGCCATCGTGCATACCTAATAAATCAAAATTTATATTTTTAATATTTTTTGATAAAAAATCAAGTGCTGATGCTGCATCATCTGCTTTTTGTGGCAAATTAACAAGCTCAGAAAACATTTTGCCTAAACTTACTGCTGCATCTGATGCTGAAGCAGAAAGCCCATCATAAGAATCTTGTGAAGATTTTATTTCATCTCCTAAACTAGCAACTTTTTCCCTTGCAGAAGCCATTGTAGCTTCTAAAAATGCAGTTTTTTTATCAGCATCACTTAATTTATCAGCAGTTATTCCTAATTTATCTGCATAAGCCTCGTATGCTTCATCTGCTTTTACTATAATACCAATATTATCAAGCATAAGACGAGATTGCCTACCAATACCTGTAATAAGTGATTCTACAGAAGAACGAGTATCTCTACCTAATGCCCTACCAAGCCTTTGTGCAATATCAAACATTTCAGCCATTTCTTCTGAATTTTTAGAAACACCAAGAATCATAGCATTGTTTGCTTGTTGAAATAAATCAAATTGGCTCATAGTGCCATTTGTAGCTTTTTGTAATCTATCCATAGCTATAGAAGAATTTTCTGCACCACCTGACAAAGTAGTAAAAGCTCTAGCCATAGATTCTACTTTAGCTGCTTCTTTTGTAAAACTTATTAATTGACGAATACCCATTGCCATAGCAAAATTTACAAGCAAAATTTTAGAACGAAGCGTAGCAAAAGAATTACTTTGAAGCCTATTATTTCTAGTTCCTAAAAGCGATTCTTCATTATATCTTTTCTGCTTTCCTTGAAGCTCTCTCATGTCATTGTCTAGCTTCCTGACAGCAGCTCTTAGCCCTTTATCGCCTTTAGCGTCAAATCTAATTATTATTTTTTCTTCTGCCATCTATCTCATCCCTTTGTTTTTTAGCGAGTGCATTTTTAATGATAAACGCTTTATCAACCCATTTTGCAGGCTGTTCACCATAGCTTCCCTGATAAGGTGATATACCAAACTGCTCACAATAGATATACCTCTCAATGTCTTTTTGATGTTTTCTCGATTGAACGATGTTTCTACAACAAAAAAAAGGTAATTGAGCATTGACCGACTTCGCAATATCAAACTCTTTACCTTTTTCATTCGATTCTTTTACCTCTAATATTAATAAATCAATTACTTGCCATACATCTTCATCGCATTTAAATGTGCGTATTTCACGAACCCCATTAACTAAAACAGGAATCTGTGCATCATACGGATATGTATGGTACTGACAGCCTCCACACCAATCCGAATGAATGTTTATTTCGAGTTGGAGGCGTTCCCTTCCCCCGTCAAAAGAAGTTCTTGCATCTTTAAAAAGATTTCAGTTCTTTCTTCGAAGGTTAAGCCTAAAATAAATTCATCACTTGCCTGACCATTAAGTCCATAACGAAGCCATTTGGTAATGGTGGAGTGCATCATTTTCACCCCACCTACATTACCTTTATCGTCATAGGTGTATTCTACACTATCAAGCATTTCATCTCTTTCATCAAGAGATATATCTTTAATTTTTATTTCACGCCCTGTTTTTAATTTTATAGTTTCCATAATTAAGCAAAATCAAATGTTATAACAGCAGCACTACCACCTGAAGTTGCTTTTATGCCTAAATTCATCATAACTATTTCACTTTGATCTAAAGAGGCATTAGTCAATATTCCTGCAGGTATAGTAATTGTACCATCAGTTGGTGTTCCCTGTGTTAAAGTTAAAGCATTAGCTGCTATCCCACCTGTTTGTGTATTAAATGTATTTAATAAAGGTCTAGTTGTAGCATCATATTTTACACTACATTCTGCTGTTACAGATATTTCTTCAGCCCTATTATATGCTTTATAACCTGTAGATGAAAAGCCTGTATAAACAGCAGGACTTTCAATAGTAACAGAAAAAGAGTTCATTACAGGTGTGCTAATATTATAAACCTTTGTTGGTGTCATTGCAGATAATGTTGCAAAAGTTGTACCATACGCTGTAGTATCTTCTGCATCTGTATTATTTGTTATAACATTCATACCTGTAGATATTGTTGCACTCCACTTGTAAACACCTGCATCAGTTCCCATGTCAGCACTTATTTGAAAGCTAGTACATTGGCAGCCTGTCATTACAATATTATATCCATCAGTAGTATCAGGAGAAGCTAAAATTAAAGAAAATGTTTTATTGCCCTCTGTTGTTCCATAAACACCACCAATCCCTGTGGCTGTTGCTCCTACTGTTACATCTGCTACACTTTGCGTTAAGTCCATACCACATACACTTTGCATTAACATTAAATGCTGTGCATCTTTATGAAATGTACCTGAAAGACTAACTTCTGTTGCTTTAAATTCATTGTCTTGAAAGGCATCTACTGTGTGTAAAACTTTTCCCCTGCCTGTTCTTACATTAAGAACTTGATTTGGGGTAATAGAAGGATAAGTTACCTCATCAACATCAAGTTGCAAACAAACATTACCACTTGTAATGGTTGGCAATGTTCCTGTTGTCGCTTCTTCAACAATATAGGCTTTAAAATCTTTTGGCGAAAACATTATTTATCTCCTTTTTTAATTTTTATTATTTTATCTTTTATTATATCAGGTATAGTTTTAAGATCAACCTGCTTTCCTTGATTAAGAGCTGTCCAATCATCCATGTTTAAATTGCAAAAATTTCTATTTGATGATAATTTTTCGCCCTCTTTTAATTTTACCTTCATAAATTCTCCTATATAGCAGAATAGCAGGGCAAAACCCTGTTTTTTCTATTTAAACCAATACTTTAAGTTAATTAACATATACTATTTAATTCTATTCTTTTTCTTTATCTTCTAAATATTTTGCAAATTCTTCTGCATCCATAGTATGCTCTTTATAATAGTCCTCTGATTTAAGGCTATCAACTTTAGCTTCTAATTCTTCTTCTGTTGCATAATTTTCTAAATTAGGTTGTCCTGTAGTTACTCTTTGACCACTTTCTAATTTACCAAAATGCACTACATCACCACCCCAAGCACACCAATAATATTTGTTTATATT